GCCTGTAGTAGCCAGAGTTCCCTGAGAACCACCGGCAGTTGTTTGGTTAACAAGAATTACATTGCCACTTACTAAGGTTCCGCCAATAGTTTGATTACTGCGAACATCAGCAGTAGTACTAGTGAGTGTAATCACACGAGGATTTCCTTCATTGTTATTTGAAATAGCACTCGCTGTGAAATCAAGATCTCCAGCTGCGATTGCGGCATCAATAGAAGCCTTAAGTTGTACCGTACCGCCATCAGCGTGGCTAATCAGGTCTGTATTAACCTGAGTTTTAGTGGAAGGGTTGCCGCCTCCTAATGCAGCAGCTGTAATTGTCCACGTTGTACTGTCAGCATTTGTAAATACGATTGTGCTGGTTCCAAAGCTTCCTGAGTCCACCATAATAGTTGCAGTAGCAGCCGTGGCCGTAGGGGTAATAGTAGTATTGGTGACAGTACCCGGTCTGGTTGCTTGCATGATAACCTTACCCGCATCAACTCCACTAGGAACTTCCCCAGTGTCTGTCAAATTAGCATAGCAACGACCTATAGCACCATTGGTTGAATCCCCAAAGCCATTGTCTGACTCAAAGGCAGCCTTAAAGTTATTGGCAGCATCGGTAGCCTGAGCAGAGTCACCAACTGATCCAGAGTTATAGGTTGGAAACTCGACGAAACCACCACTCAAGGTTCCGGGTACAACACCAACGGCAGCTACCCTAAATGCCTTAGTAACTGTCGTGCCATCAGGCTTTACCATAGTAACGGCTAAGGATTGTCCAACAGTAGGAGCTTTATTAAATTCAAAAGTTGCAGTACCAGCAGTGCCAGACTTGTCTTGGAAGAATGTTCGAGTTGCGGTGGGAGTTTCAATCGTTAATGCAGGAGTAGTTCCGGTAGTGCCAGCTAAGCTATAGTGATTATCTAACAAAGTAAGAGTAGCTGTACTAGCGGTAGCAGCTGTGCCGTTTGTGCTAAACGCACTTGATACATTAATTGCTGCAACGGTTTCTTTACCTGCAAGCCGAGTGGTTGCTGTTTGAACATTTCCCGTTACAAGGGTATTACTAGATAAACTTAAATCAGTACTAGCCTGAGTTTTGTAAACGGGAGATCCCGCTACTGTTGTCTTTGAAAAGTTTGCTGCCTGTGATTCAATAGCCATTTATCATACTCCTTGCATTTGTTGCATTGCTTCTTGGATTCCTGCCCCACCTGTTTGCTCTAAATCCTGCTGAGCTGCTTGGGCCATAACTTGTTGAGCCATTTGATTGGCTGCCATTTGGTTCTGTTGAGCACCTTGGATTTCTCCTTGTGCTTGGGCGAGCTGAAGCTGTTCTTGCTTTACTTCTTCTTCGCTCTTAACCCAGATAGAAGAGTTGAAGCCAAGTGCAGTAATTAATGCCTTGCCATATTCATCCCATCTAAACATCATAGCCGCAGGTTCTGGGAGATTTCTAACCATCTCACCCATCTGCATAAGCTTTTGGAGATCTGATTCTCGACTCAAAGCTTGCAACCCTGTGACAATTTCTACATTTAATAATCCACCTTCTTTGCTAAACATACCCTCTAATCTATTGTCGACCTCTCCCTCATTGATCATGAGGAATACAGTACGAGAAACAAGGGGGACCATTAAGTCTCTTGCGATTGCCGAGAAGGCACCGCCAAGAACATTCTCAAGTTCTTGACCAAGCATTCTTACGGCAGTAGCAGTAACCCGATCCTTGTTTGGTAATGATGCGCTGTCTAAAAGGAACGCTCTTCCTAGTTCCCTTCTTAAGATATCAACACCAGTTTGTGTTTGACCGATCTGAGGATTCATAGTAGCTGCTGGAGATACGACATGCACTTCGTTAGGTCTAGCACCGATCCAGCCACCTGTTGGGGTACCGTTAATATCATCCACTTCTGCCATGCCTGTAGGATCAACCGCCATCCAGAAGATAGACGAAGCTGTGATACCGTTAATTAATCCTTCTGTAAATCCTTCGAGAGCTTTGATATCACCAATCAAATCTTCACAATGACTTCGGCCATAATTCTCACCGGGGATTGCAGACCACCTTAAGATAGTAAAATTAGGAACGGTATACGAACCCGAGTTTGTAACACTTCCTTCTGAATCTTCGGTTCTCGAAGTCCAACCTTCCTCTGTTTTTTTAAGTTGTGTATATAAAGCCTTGTAGCCACTGCGGCTATCCATATCTAATGATGTAGTAAAGACATCAGAGTTATCTCTTTCATCTGGAACAGACTCATACTCTTTGTACAATACTTCTTCAACATCTCCGTACACATTTCGTCGTACAACAAAGCGATCAAGGCGTATGATTCTGAGGTTTAAATCATCCTCCATAAGAATCATAACATCTCCAATAACAATAAGATGTTGTAGTACCTGATAAATAGTTTCTCTCAGATTTCCTGAAGACAGTTTGCTATACACCTGATAACTTAAGTTGCTTAAGTATGAGTATACCTCTAGCTCTGGTTGAGCTCCAGACGATACGTCGAATCGGAAGAAGGGAGAATCATTCAATGGAAGCAATGCACTAAGCATTCTACTTGCCATAGCAGTCACACCTCTTGCAGCTACTGAACTATAGGGCTGAGGAAGTTGGTCCTGTTCTGTCCAGTTTTCTGGGGGAAGAATAGAAGGTACTGTAAGACTAGAGCAGTATCTAGCTCTGTCTAACTTTGATGTACGAAGACCATCTAAAACTCTAAATCTTTCTGCAAGGGTGCTCATGGTTTATTACTCCGGTCGTTGTTCTTCAATATCTCGTGAGGCGACATCCTGACCACTCGCTAAAGATCCCCACATCTGCGACAACCTAGCTTCTCTATCATCTTGGACAGCTTCAACTGGGGATTCTGCTACACCAGCAGCAGCACGTTCCTGTTCCTCAAGCTGTTCAATACGAGCTTGCTCTTGTTGTTGCTCTATATTTCTAACTTCTCTTTCTTGAGCTTGTCTAAGTCTATCTTGTTCTCTCTGGAACTTGCGAGCTTCAGCATCACGCTCAGCCGCTAGAGTATTTTCGTACTCTAAAAGACCTTTTCTGTCTTCAGCCGACATACCTTGGGGCATATCAACTCCACCTAATAATCCACTCATTACTTAGGTCTCCTTTCAATTTGTTCTCTTTCAATCTCAGGATCTCTTGAAGGAATCCTAAGAGGACCAGCAGATCCTAATCTTGAAAGGCTGGCAATTTTACCTCTAAACTCGGTAGTACTTTCTGTTCCAGTAGGACCTTCTTGCAAAGGTCTTCCTTGGATTCTTTGTAATGTTTTCTGATGCTCTTTCTGTTGTGCTACAATATCAGCCTTACCTTGGCGAGTAGCTTCATTAAGAAGTCTTCTGTTTTCTACTTCCAGTGCTCTATACTCTCGTTGTGCTTCAGATCTAATCCTAGCATTTCTAGAACGCATACGTCTTTGCATATCTACTCGTTCTGCTTTACGGGCACGCTCTACTCTTTGCTTCGACCTTGTAAAGCGATACTCTTCCATACGTTGGGGGCTTATCTCTCTAATTCCTGTAACATCGGATAGTATATTTAAAGCACCACCAAAAAAATCACTAAAAAATCCCATGTTACTTCCCCTTTCTTTGTAAAGAAATCAATGCTTCGATTGCTGATATGGCCTCTTCGCGACCGAATTGTATAGCAAGTAAACGAACAAGCTCGTCATTTGTCATCTCCGGGTTGTACTTTGGACTTGGAAACTTTTCCTTTAGATACTGAATCAGTTCTTGATCTATCCGCGGCACTCTTTTCCAATCCATTAAGTTTCTCCTCCATAGCCTCAAGTCTAATCAAGATATCTCTAAGGCAAAGAACCGTTTCGGCGGGAAGAACAGAGCCTCCCATTTTAATTTTTCTTGCAATTGTTTCAAAGTTATGTTGCATGTACATTCTCCGTGATATCAATGACTTCACAAGCTCCACCGTGGCAAGCCAACTCTTGGGAACTAGTTGTCATATCTTCTCTTTCATACTCTGACAGATTAAGCCAGTCAATTTCTGTGGGCATCTGCTCCAGTAGCCTGTCATGTTCTGTCTTATTAATAGCCTCAAACGGTGCTTGGTCATATACGTTATTATCATAAGGAAGGAAAGATACTCCGCTTACATAATCCCAGTTTGACCACACCCACTGACCAACTTCGAGGAAGTTTTCGTCTGTGTAAGAGACTGTAATGCTGGGCTTATGATCACACCAAGTCTTTTGATACTCCAGCCAGATATCTAGATGCCTAATTGGATCTACACTTTCTTGAACTACAGCTCCTGTGGGAGATGCAATAGGGAAACTAAAGATCATAGTCTTATCTGGACTAGCTACACACGGCTCGTGTGGGATATTATTATCAATCATAAACTGACAGATAGGATCCTTCATGTCGATACGAGCACGACGAATGTAATACATTGAATACCTTGGGTGCATACCAGAGGAGGTCCCAGCTACGCATGAGGTAGTTCCGCTTGGCTTACAGCAAGTAATAGCCTTACTTGGCGATATCCCAAGACGATCAGCCCAGATTAAGTTTGTCTCCTGAGCCACATCTTTCAGTGCTTGGAGAGTCCAACGCAACTTAGGCATTCCTTCTTGACCAGACATCAGCCTGTTATCGAAGATACCAGTAAAGGACACGCCGAGAAGACGCTCTTCCTCGCAGTTATCTTTCCATTCGGAATCAAGATACTTGAACTTAGTGCAGGCCGATTGAATTGTTCCAAGGATAGTAGCGTAAGCAACCTTAGCCTTGAGGGATTCAAGATCATCACTCGCACGCACCACAACTTCAGTTAGATTACAGAACTGTTTAGGTCGTAGAATAATTTCAGAGCAGGGATTAGTACCAAACTCGATACCTTCTACCTTTCTGCCTGAACGCTCAGCCAGCATGCTAAGACATTCTCTATTACAGAGTCCACGCTCTCCAGACCGTGAGTTGTACATTGCTGACCACTCATCAAGGAACTGAGACAGCGAAGGCTTTGTGTTATATACAGCAGAATTATTACTGAGCCTACGATGACCTGCGGATTCCCACCATGGACCAGACTTGGCAGTGGCCATGTCACGGTCATGGAGATCGCTAAGGGAGATCAGAGCTGATCGGCGTACCGCACCAGCGATGACAATTTCTCCAGTCATGCAGACAATATCGTGGACTTCAATAGACGTAAGCTTCCGCCCCTTTGCCTTATCAAATACCTTTACGATATATCTAAACAGTTTTTCCAGTGGCTCTGGACCACTGGCCCTACCGCCAAATGTCTTAAGCCTTGCACCGGCGGGACGGATCAGGCTTGTGTCCCATGTTGGGTGGACTCCGTTATATAGGTTACAAAGAAGAAGCCTAAAGGAATCCGCCCATCCCTCTCGGGAATCAGGCACTTTAATAACCTCTGATTGATCTCGTTGAATGTCCTCGGGAATAATCGGAAGGTTGTCTACCACATGAGATTCACATGAAAAGCCAACTCCGGTTCCGCAGCACAGAACGTACATCACATCAGAAAAAGACCTGATAGTTGTAATGGGAATATATGAACAGTTGTACATACACACATCATCAACATCAGCAGCGGGCCCAGCAGTCATCAGAGCACGCATAGAGGGGAATATTTCACGATCTATCGTAGCTTCACGAAGATCTGCAAGCTGCCCCGTAAGGTTAAAGCGGGATTCCATGTAGTCGTAATACCTATCGACACACTCCTCCCAAGTCTCTCTTCTATTCTTTTCTTCATTCCACCGGCAGTACTTACTCTTGACGATGAACTCTTGAAAATTGTCCATTAAGTTTACTCCTTATCCTTTATACCCCAACTTTAGGGATTCCACAAGGATATTTCTTCTGTTTGATTATCGTAACATCCTGCCGATAATATTCTTACGCATCTAGCCATTACCAAAGCTAGCTCTTCACCTTCTAGATCACAAGAATCTTTAGGTTGATAGCGATCTTCGCAGTATAGCTCAATAATTTTCTCATGTCTATCACATTCTCCCCACTTTTTCAAAAAAGATTTAGCCCTCTTGGGACCGACTCTCCATAATCCGGGGATGCAATCAGTACTATCGCCAGTCATCCACTGGATACAAAAGAATTCTTCGGCCTCATCTTTACTGACGTAGGTAGGAAAGTCTTCCTTGAAAGGGTTGTAGTGCCAGCCCGGCACACCTCTCAGGTCTTTGTCAATAGTTACCGCAATAGATTCTTCCGCATAGATTCCCATGATGTCATCAGCTTCTATTCTTTTTGCTTCAAGGCAGTTGTATACATCTCTAATATAATCCTTAACCTCCTTTAGGAGATCAGGTTCGTGTTTAGATTCCCTGTTTTTCTTATAATTAGGCCAGATTTCTCGACGAAAATTATCTTTACGGCTACAAGATAGAGCCATCTGGAAATCATTAGCCTCAATTGGAAGCCAGAACTCTAGCATTTCCTCTAAGATAGCAGGAATAAAAGTATCATCGGCGGTATCCGCAAGCAATGCAGCTCTATACGCTATGATATCTCCATCAAGAATAGCAGTACTGGGACATTCAAGGCTCTTCATCCTCGTCCTCCATATCATCAATGATCATAAAGTCAGCTAACTCCTCTAGGAGATCTGATAGTTCTAGCGGCAAATTCTGAGGGGCACTGGCCTGTAGGTTACACCAGATCGGTGCCATTGTGACAGTCTTTGTCTCAAGATCCTCTTCATCTCCATCATTTAGGATGATGTAATTAAACATAGCCTTTGCTTCCTCGTTACCATCTTCGACTTCTTGTGCCAGCCATTCCGAGTGGTGCTGTCGCCATTCTGCAAAGTGATCTTCAAGCAATCTCTTACCGGGACCAAGGTAGACACAAGTTCCTTTATGCTTTTTAGCCAAAGAAAGCTCATTCTCATATCGACAATCATCGATGATAACACAGCGTTCCCAGTGTCCTTTGTTATTCTTAAGATCCTCTAGTTCATCTTCATACACACCAAGGAGAATTTCTTCAAAGGCTTTGACCCAGTAGTCTGGATCTAACTCACGCTTCATGGCTCCATGAATCTGACAGAACTCCCGATATTTTTTAGGGTTATCTTCTTTTGTAAGTCCTCGGCTTTTTGCTTCCTCCTTTAACGGCTCAGCAAAGCCCAAGACCATTGGGATAAACCCCATATCAAAGGCTTCCCGTGCAATCATATTAGCAAGAGTTGTTTTACCGACTCTAGCTGGTCCAGATATTGTTATTAATTCCATTAGAAATTTCCTTATGTAAGTTATGTGGCGTAACGTGTAGGTCAACATTAAAACCACAGAACCTAAGTACAATACACACAATTAAAGAGCATGTCATTGGTAAATAGGTTTTTGAAATATGTCTCCCTATAAGCCACCAAAAAGCATTCACGATAAAGGGTGATATTTTAAAATCAGGTCTATCAATAAATGTAGATAGCTGACTTAAGCTTACTTGGGTAGTACCAAGAGATACTATTTCTTCTTTTACTTTTACCTTTTCTTTTTTCATTAGCCAAAGATACCTGTCCTCGGTTACAAAATACATGCCACCTCTTTGGTGGATAACCATTAGGTATTTTACACTATTGCAGGAAAAACGCAAGGCACAATGGGCAATTTTTTGTCGAGATATGAACTGATATATACGAGCAGGTAAACCATCGTTACTACTGTCGTGATAAAAGACAACCTCAACTTCAGCATCTACAAAGTTCATTGGTATAGGATTGTCATCCCCAGCATAGTAGCCAGTCGATGTTCAATCAAAGCTCCTTCTGAACGCTCCCAACCTAGCAACATAAACACAGCATCACATTCAAACAAGGCGTCAACGTCTCGTTTCATAGCTTGGCGTAGGCCAGATTTAGAAATAAGTTCTAGGTCTGACATTCCAGATTGTTTATCCAGCTTGGCAGGATTAATAGGGTCATAAATCCCTAGCTTCCGTAGCATTTTCTCTGCTTTATTAAACTCTTTACGATTAAAATTCTTAATCCCACGCATGGGACCAGCAATATACACCTTGATAAGATCAGTTTCGGGTACAAGAAGTGTTGTCATACTCTCCTCCTAGTGACAATCTGCCCAATTATTTCCGATACGGTACTCACCGTCCATATCGACTACACATCCAAGTCTTTTACCGGCCTGTTTAATTGCCTCAACTCCAATCTTTCCAACTTCTTCAACAACCTCAGGACAACACTCAAGCTGCCATTCATCGTGAACCGTAGCCATAAAGTTGTACTGTCCTTTATATTTCTGAAGTAAGTGTGAGAAAATAGTTTGAGCTACCTTCATAATCATCGCACCATCCCCTTGAATCTGTACGTTCAAAGCTTTATGTGCAGATCTACAAGGTACTTCTCTACCATCTAGAAGAGTTAGCGTACCTTTCTTAGCTACTTGGAACTTACAATTCTCAAGAAGTTTTCTTAGGGCAGGCATTTCCTCTAGGTATCTCTCCTTAATTGCTTTACCTTCACGAGATCCCTTACCAATAATCTTACCGATCTTATCGTTACCAGCACCATAGATAAGGGCGTAAAAGAAAGTTTTACTTGAGTCTCTAGTAGGCAGGCCAGCTTTACGCTGGTTTACGCTATGAATATCGTCATGTAATACAACACGACCAAACTCACCTTGATCCCACTGAGCCATTCGATTGGCTAGCAGCCTAGCTTCGAGACCAGAAGCGTCGATACCAACCTGCTTCCATCCCTTGCGTGGTACAAACAACGAGCGAGCACGCTTGTCGCCTGATACCTGTTGCAAGTTTGGTTGCGAGGCTGTCATCCTACCAGTCACAGTGCCTTGAGTGTTGACGTTACCGTGAATGCGTCCGTCTCTACTAGTTGTGGCACGATGAATCCAGTCCTCTACCATTCCATGTAGTTTAATAATATCAAAGTATCTAACTAACTCTTTGGCTTCGGACCATGGAAGTTTCTTCAGCTCAGCTGAATCAACTTTAGGGTTGCCCTTCTCTGTCTTGGGCGGCTCCCAACCATACTTCTCCCCCAACCGCATAGCAATTTGCTGACGGGAAGCGGGGTTGAAGTGAGTAACCTTGTCCTTAAGACGCTTACCTGTCTTCTCGGACCAACGCTCCTCAACAATGGGCGGGAAGATCTGACAAAGGTTGTCTTCGATCTCCACCTTTTCCATAAGAAGGTCTCTTTCTAGTTCGTCAGCAGCATCAATGTCAAAGCCGAAGCCAGTCTCGATTTGTTTAGCGATAATTTTAGCGAGAATATGCTCAAGCTTAATTGACTTAGGATACTCCTTAACGAATTCTTTCTGTGCGTTGTATATAGAAGTAGTTACCTCAACGTCACGCACACAATACACAAGCATCTCTTCTGTATATTCAGAGAAGTCTTTGAACTCTATCTTCTCCATACCAAGGTGCTTTCCCCAGCACTCAAGAGAGTTGCCACCCAATGGATGGTCAAGCTTGTCCGGATACATCATCCTAGACACAATCAGGGTGTCATAGGATGGCGTATCAATCGGACCAAAGAATCTCTCTAGCATTGGGATATCGTACATCATAATGTTGTGGCCAATAATTAGGCCAGCATCACGGAGCATATTTACTCCATCTTCAATACGATCAGGACCAAACCTGTGAATTTCTGAGGGGTTGTCAACATTCTGAATTACCATGCAGAATATTTCTTTGCCCTCAGGAATTGGATGGCCCTTCTTGTTTATGACAACTTCATTTAAGCCGTCAGCTTCAATATCAAACGCTAGTCTCCGCATCTGTTAGAACCTTTCCGTCGTCTCCAATAGCAAAGTCAATCTCTTTAAGTCGACCAGTTCCGTGGTCGAACAGAAGGCATGTGGCTACCCCAGATCTACCAGTGAGCCTGTTCTTTAGAACACGTACAGTAGTAGTGTTGGCAATAGCATGGTCAGGGTTCTGCCTGTCACGCTCAAGAGCAATGACCGTATTAGGTACGCTGGCGAGAGAGCCAGAGCCACGCAGATCCTGAAGGGTAATACGATCACCCTCTTCATATGCTTTAACTGTCTTCTTAAGTTGAGAGACAACATCAATCCGAACACCAGTTCTTGATACCAAGGACCGAAGCTCTTTCATAATGTTATCTATAAGTAACCGTTCCGATGATCCTCCGTCAAAATCACTGTCTGAACTAAGCAGACCAGCAGCAGCAGCGGTGATATGATCAAGAACAATAACATCAACACCAAGAGATACAGCCATGAACTCAATACGAGCACACAGATTTTGAAGACCCGAATTACCCAAGTGATCATAGATGTAAAGAGAATTTGACTCAAGCTGTTTTCTTGCATCGGCATACTCCTCATCTGTAAGGTCATCAATAATATCAATATCAATTGGATCCTTGCCCAATTTAATTCTAAGCTCGTTCATAATCTTCTTTGCTCGAATAGCTCGAACAGGCTTGTTGATCATGAGTGATACCATATCATCCACAGTTTCTTGTGGCGATTCCTCAAGCATGATAGCACCCACACTTCGTCCTTCGACTAGGTGATGATGAATGATCTCACGCAGGATAGTAGACTTGCCAGAGCCAGTGCCGCTAGCCCAAAGAGTAATCTCTCCACTACGCTGGCCAAGAAGGAACTCAGATAGGTTGTCAAAGGGAAAGGGGTATACCTTGGGGTCTACCGAATTCTCATTAATAACCTGCGATACGTGGACAATCTCGTCCGGTGAGTATCGTTGAGCTTCCCACATTGAATTGATAACTGCCTTGCCTTGGTTGTTAAGTAGGCATTCATTAGCATCCTTATAGGGGAGCTTGGCTACCTTACACTTACCGGGTGGCAGTAGATCAGCGACAGCCTTGACAGCTTCCTGACCGGCGTCATCCTGATCGAACATCAGAATAACTTCTCCGTAGCTGCATACGAACTCAAGGTTGTCCTTGATCGCACGAGCAGCACCAGCAGCACCATTGGGAAGAGAGACTACGGGGTACTTGTTGCCGTTCAATTGACTGACAGTCATGGCATCGATCTCCCCTTCGGTAATCACAATCATTCGACCGCCGTTCTTACGGAATAAGTGTTGTCCCCACAAGG